GAGGGCTGCTCCTGCTGTGAAGACACCGTCAACCGTATGGATGACGAGCTCACCTGATACACCCTGGCCGATCGGCAGGTAAGAGCGAGTGATTGGGCGGAGCCGGTTACGCCCCGAATATTTGGATAGCACTCGCCGCCAGGCACAGCTGTACCTGCGGAAAAAATTTTCCGGAGTTCCGACCAAACAAGAAGGAGCCCATCATGGGTGAGAAGAACCCCAAGGTCGTGACCATCTACGGCCGTCTGTCGTTCCCGACGTTCACCGCGAAGGAGGCGTACGAGCGCAGCCTCAGGGGCAACTACCCGGCTGCCGATGTGGCGTCCGCGGCGCCTGACTTCCAGCTCCTGCTGGAGCAGCCGCAGCACGACAAGTTCCTGAAGCACATCACCGATGTCTTCTTCCCGTACTGCTCCGCACAGGAGAAGGCCGGCGAGAAGCGCGACGCGCTGAACGACAAGGAGATCGCCAAGCTGGTGGCTGACATCACCGGTGACCTGACCGACCAGACCTACAACACGCCGGTCAAGCCGGTGCACGAGAAGACGGCTCCGCTCGCACCCGAGTGCGTGTCGTCCATCAAGGTCATCGGCAACAAGGGTGTGGACATGGAGCTCAAGGCCATCGTCCAGGGCGAGGACGAGCTGCTGGTGCCGGACCCGGACCAGCTGACGTTCCCGATCATCAAGCCGATCAACCAGACGGTGCACAACATGTACCCGGGTTGCCTCGTCGCGGTGACGATCAACCTCTACGCCTACCACAACGGGAAGAACCCCGGCTTCAGTGCCGGTGGTTCCGTCGCGGTGTTCAAGGCTGACGCCGACCGCTTCGGTGGTGGCGTGACCGTCGACGAGGATGACATCTTCGCCGACTGATCCATGCAACAACCTCGGACCCAGCGCAAAGCGGGTTCGAGTGGTAGCGGACGAAGCGGTTAGCCAGGAGGGAACGCCTGGTGTACGTGAGTCACGGCTACTCCAGGTTGGTCCACCTCTCCGCTACCACCAGGGATACAACGGCCAGCCCCGTCCAGGGTCACACCTGGGCGGGGCACGCAGCGCGGGACCAAGCCCAAGCGCACTCAACAGGAGGAACCAATGGAGAGATTCTCCGCAAGCAATGCGGCCAAGCACATGGCGTGCCCGGCCTCGGCGAACCTGCCGTTGGCCATCCCGAACTACGTGCCTCCGGACCCGACCATCCGAGGCGTTGCCGCTGACCACGGCACCGACATGCACGGGATCTTCGAGAAGATCATGGAGCTGCCGAACGCAGAGATCGGCTACTGGCTCAAGGTCCTGCAGTACATCTACGACTTGCGCAAGACGCGCAGGTTCAAGGTCCTGACCGAGCAGAAGATCACCGCCGAGTGGCTGGTCTCCAAGCCCAGCACCACGGTGGACCTGGTGCTCTACACGCAGGACGAGATCCACGTGCTGGATCTGAAGTGGGGAAAGATCGCGGTCGAGGTCATCGACAACGACCAGCTCCTCTTCTACGGGGTGTGCTTCGCGCACCTCGCACCGAAGGCCAAGGGCATGAGGATCCACGTGCTGCAACCTGCAGCCGACAACCTCGAGTCGCACTACTACACGGCCGACGAACTCAAGGAGTGGATGGACAAAGCGATCGCTGCCGAGTCCAAGATCCTGGCGGGCGATGTGACCTTCGGTCCGTCCGACAAGTGCACGTTCTGCCCGGCGTACCCGCACTCGCGGTCCGCCAAGGGTCGGCCGCTCTGCCCGGCAACAATGCAGATGCTGTACCCGCCCATCATCGACGAGGACGAGATCCTCAGTCTGTAGAAGGAGGCACCATGCAAGGCATCACCGGTCTCGACTTCGAGACCTACAGCGCGGTGGACCTGCCGACCTACGGGATGGACAGGTACATGGACGACAAGTCATTCACCCCGCTGCTTGCCTCCTGCTACATGGAGGACAACAGCGGGGTGCACTTCAAGACGAGGTTCGACTTCGTCAAGGACTTCGACGCAGCGAAGACAGGGCTGTTCGATCTGATCAACGGTCGCACAATCTGCGGACAGAACGTCGCGTTCGAGGAGCGCACGCTCGAGTGGCTGTACCCAGGGTCGTTCACGCCGGAGGAGTTCATCGACTCCGCGGTGGTGGCACGGGTGGCCGGTGCAGGCTCGAGTCTCGAGCACGCAGCACGCCAGCTGCTGGACTCCAGCAAGATGGAGGAGGGTCGCAACCTGATCAAGCTCTTCTCGTGTGCGGGTCCATACCAGGAGGCGAACGACTCACCGTTGTTCGACCCACTGGTGGTGGCCCACAACCCGAAGGAGTGGCAGACCTACCAGGACTACTGCGACGTGGACGCTGAGCTCAGCTTCCGCCTTGTCAAGAACTGGAGCTTCCTGCTCGGTGACAACGAGCAGGAGTACGACGTGCTGACCCGCAAGATGAACCAGGTGGGCTGGCGTGTCGATCTCGACAAGGTGCACGAGATGCAGCGTCGCTTCGAGGAGAACAAGGTGCAAGCCGTCGAGGAGTTCTACGCAGACGTGACACCCAACGTCGACGTGGACAAGCGGCTCAACTTCAACAGCTTCCCGCAGATGAAGGAGTTCTGTGCTGCGCGTGGAGTGAAGGCACGGTCGTTCGACAGTGACCACGTCGACAGCCTGCTGGATCGGATCACCGACAGACTGAGGACCAACACCAAGCTCACGCCCGAGCAGGTCTCCAACCTGCACGACGTGAGGGAGTTCCTACGTACCAAGCAGGTCCTGGGTGGCAGTAGTCTGTCCAAGCTGCAGAAGATCATCGACCTCACCGGCAACGACGGTCAGCTGCGCAACTCATACATGCACGTGGGAGCAGGGGCAACCCTGCGCACCACGGGCAGGGGTGTACAGATGCAGAACCTCAAGCGTCTCACCGAGCCGGCCGACATGTCCGAGCTCGACGACGCAACCGTCGAGTGGAGCAACGACGAGCTGGCCGTGAACCTGCGGCAGGTCTTCACGGCCAGGCACCCTGACGGGGTGCTGATCGTCGGAGACTTCTCGTCTGTCGAGTCACGAGGGCTGGGCTACATTGCCGGCGCCGAGTGGAAGATGGAGGCGTACCACCAGGGCAAGGACCTGTACAAGGTGCTGGCCCAGGAGATGTTCTCCGTCAGCTACGACGCAGTGACCAAGCCACAGCGGCAGACTGGCAAGGTCGGTGAGCTCAGCTGTGGCTACGGTGCTGGGCCCGGAGCGGTCAAGGACTTCGCAGCCAAGATGGGTGTGGAGTTCACCGAGGGTGAGGCGGCGCAACTGGTCTCCGACTGGCGAGCCACCAACCCCGAGGTCGTCCGCCTGTGGGACCTGCTCGACAAGACGCTCCGTGAGGTGGTCGAGGGCGGGAACCGCAACTACCACCAGCTGCTGGGCAACGACCTCGTCGTCTGCTTCGAGGAGATCTCCACGCCCAGCAGTCTGCGTCTGCTGAACCCGCACGCGAAGTCCATCAGGATGACGCTGCGCCACAACAGCCGGCCGCAGGGCGAGCTGCTCCTGTCTCGGGTGTTCCACGGGTGTTACGTCCGTGGCCGGGACATCGGCTACTACAAGCCTGCCAAGAACAAGGGTGGTGACCCGTGGATCAACTGCTACAAGCACCCGAAGACGGGACAGGTGGTGTTCTACAAGCTGTACGGCGGCAAGCTGTCAGGGATCCTGACGCAGTCGCTGTGCCGTGAGCTGTTCTTCTACTCGCTGCGTGAGCTGCAAAAGGTGATCGACCGGTACAGCAACGTCAAGATCGTCGGTCAGTTCCACGACGAGATCGTCGTGGACTGGCAACCGGGCTACGCCATAGCTCCAAGTATCGGGCTCGATCTCCTCGAGCAGGAGATGAGCAAGTGCATGAGCACCACCGTGCTGCCGGGGTTCCCCTTGGCAGCAGACATCAAGAGCGCCTACCGCTACATCAAGTAGACGCACGCGAGGCCCCGGGTGACCAAGCCCGGGGCCTCGCACCGACTCAACGGGAAGGAGATTCCGTGAACCAGACTACACACATCATCGGGGTTGACCCAGGGATCGTGCACACCGGGGTGGTGTCGTTGATGTTCTTCCCGGAACGGAGGCACATTGCGGTGGGCCACTGCGTGGTGCTGGGGCCTGATGCCCAGGCAGTGAAGCAGTACTGCCCGGCCAAGGCCATCGGCTTCATTGAGGGCTACCGGCCGCGACACCACATGCAGCACGACAGCAAGATGGTGAAGGCTGTCGCAGAGATGCGTGCAGCCACTGGCTTCAAGGTGCTCGACAACACCGGCGTCAAGAAGATCGTCCTGCCGTCCGTGATGGAGGTGCTCGGGGTGCAGAAGTTCAGCACTCCGACACACCACGACGACCTGCGTTCCGCAGCGCGCATCGCGTTGCTGGGAATGTACAAAGACACCGACCTCAACCGCCTGGTCGCAACCGTGATCAAGGCCCACCTGGACCAGACAGACGTCTGGTCCGTGACTCACCACTAGGAGATCCAATGACCGACCGCAACGACGTCGTGACCGAGGTCATCGACCAGCGCGTGGCCCTCTACGGAGAGCCGATCAACTGCTTCACCCGCATCGCCACGGTGTGGTCCGGGATCCTCGACCACGAGATCCAGGCGCACGAGGTTCCGCTCCTGCTGATGGGGCTGAAGCTGGTGCGGACCCAGCACACGCCGGACTACAGCGACAACAGCGACGACATCGAGGGCTACCTCGACATCTTCCGCACCATCGTGGGCGAGGACATGGTCCACGCCCGGCTGTCGTCGGAGTACTGGGCGCAGAAGAACGGTGAGGTCGACGAGCCCGTCCCGTTCCTGTTGCCCGGTCAGGTCCCGAAGTGCATCCACTGTGACGAGACCGAGGCGTTCCACAACCCGGTCACCGGGAGCTGTGCACGCCCGGGCTTCGCCGACTCCACCTACCAGGTGGAGGAGTGAGCACCGGCCGACGGGTGACCGCACGTGTCTTCGCCCAGGTGAAGCCCACGTTCGGTACCCGCTACGACTCAGCGCAGGGGCAGCACCTGCCGACGGTCACGTCGATCACGATCGTGTCCACCACGAAATCTCGTAGTCCGGCCAAGGCCGGGTGCGTGGTCGTCGAGCTCAAGCTCGACTTCCCGGAGCAGGCGTTCCTGCCGTTGCAACCGACAGCAGTCATCACCATCCCGGACAACTTCGTCGGGCTGGACACCATTGAGATCGAGGCCCTCGATCCGACCGACATGAACGACGACCAGGTGGCCGCGTACTTGGCCAGCCAAGGGAGGCAGACATGAACAGGATCAACCGCGAGAAGGGGTGGAGGTCCCTCGGGATCCTCACCTGGAACACCCGCATCAGCCTGGGTCTGACAGAACAGACCTGGTCGTGGGTGCTGGAGCACATCGCTCCGCTGCACGTGATCCTCTTCCAGGAGGTGAAGGACCCCAACCGGGTCCGCAACATCTTGGGTGACGACTGGTTCGTGTGGCCGTTCCTCAACTACCGGACCAACGGCTGTGTCGTGGCCCTCAAGGTGCGGCGCTTCACCGTGATCGACAAGGTGCTGCGTGACAACAAGCACGGGTCGAAGCACCTGCGTCACATCGTGGCGCTCGAGGTGCACGACCGCAGGACGGAGAGACCCATGCTGTTCGGGTCGCTTCACGTCGACCCGCTGGGTGCAGGGTTCCTCAAGGCCAACAGGCTGGCGAGGGGCCGGCACATCCGGCAGGTCGACTCCTGGTGCAGGTACATCGCCGCGTACCTCGGGCTGGGTCTGCACCACCAGGCTGCGTTCGTGGGCGGAGACGTCAACGAGGACATGAAGCAGGAGTACCGGGTGAAGCAGGAGCAGCCTCGGCTGGCCGGCTCGACGGTGCTCGCGCTGATGGCAGGTATCTACATGAAGCCTGCGTTCAAGGAGCGGCCGAACACGGGAGTCAAGTTCGACGACGTCTTCCACGGTGGCCGAGGGATCAAGGTGGTGGGCCGAAGGTCCATCAAGATCCCGGAGCACATCCACGGTGGCGAGCACATGGACCACGAGCTCGTGCACGTGGAGTACATGGTGCGCAGGGGTGAGGACCTGTGACCGCGGCGAGGGAGTTCAATGACCCGCCGTCGTGGTTGGTCGCTGCCATCGACCAGCGTGTCGAGCTGCTGAAGAAAGGGCTGACGATCGCGGAGGCGTTCGGAGATTTCCAGGTGGCCATGATGGCACTGAAGGAACCGCCGGAGGGTTGCACCCGTGAGCAGTTCGCCAGATGGGAGCAGTCGTGCGACAACTGCGGCAAGCACGTGCCCGACCAGCTCTGGTCGGGCAGCGCGTCGAAGGAGATCCACGGCACCCAGGTGATCATCTGCTTCGGCAGCTGCACCGAGTGCAAGGACCTGCCGTGATCGCCGGGCTCGACGAGATCAAGGACAAGCTCGGCATCAAGGACTGGTTCGACTACCAGCGTGACTTCTACTCCGAGATGCTCAGGCGAGGCAACCGGGTGCGCGAGTGCCTGTACTACCGGACGGGGGCCGGCAAGAGCATCACTGCTCTGGTCGGCCTCCTCCTGGTGGGGCACACGAAGGCGGTGGTGGTGACACCTCCGTCGACGTACGCACAGTGGGAGGAAGTGGCCGCAAAGCTGGGCATGACCGTGCAGTGCATGAGCCACGCGAAGTTCCGCATGAAGGGGACGAAGCTGGATAGGAACACGGCCGTGATTGCGGACGAGTTCCACATGTTCGGCGGTCACGGCGGGATGGGTTGGAAGAAGCTCGACAGGTTGGCGCGGGGCCTACAGGCACCGCTCATCCTGGCGAGCGCCACTCCCAACTACAACGATGCGGAGCGGGTGTACTGCGTGAAGCACATCCTCGACCCAGCCGGGACGAAGGGTGGGTACCTCGCGTTCCTGTACGCCAACTGCGTCACCGAGCAGGACCCGTTCAGTCAGACACCCAAGGTGCTGGGGTTCCACCAGTACACGGGTGCGGAGGAGTTCCTCGCTTCGCTGCCGGGCGTGCACTACTTGCCGGACGAGCTGGTGTTCTCTATCCAGGAGCACGACGTCATCATCAACATCCCGCAGGAGTTCTACGACTACGGGTATGACCGCCGGAACCACCGGATGGTTGCCTCCGCGATGGAGAGGACACACACGGAGATCGCGCTCAAGGCGATCGACGAGTACGGGTTCCTGGATGTCCAGATCCACAAGACATTGGACGACCTGATCAACAGCGCGTCAGGTTCAGTGCTGGTGTTCGCCAACCATGCCACAGTCGCTACGGCTGTGGATCGGTCACGCGCAGCAGCGGGGCAATGCTCTGAGCTGGTGCACGGTGGCATGTCCACCAAGCAGAAGGCCGCTGTCCTGGCGTCCTTCAAGCGCAGAGAGTTCCCCGTGCTGGTCGGGACGGCGAGCCTGGCGACAGGCACCGACGGGCTCGACAAGATGTGCGACACGCTCATCATCCTCGACGACACGAACGACGACGCACTCCGGCGTCAGTTGATCGGTCGGATCATGCCTCGAGGGGCAGAC